ACAACGAGTCGGTAGTATGTGCAAACTATGTGAGACGCCAAGTACCGCATAAAGGTGTAGCCTACGAAAAAATAGGTGATTGGCAAAATCCCTTGCCATTTGAGATTTACGATGACCTAGTGCCTATTGAAGGTATAGGTATGGGTTGTATGTTAATGAAAACATCAATACTAGAAGATATTGAACTACCTTGGTTTGAATTTACATGGACACCCGAAAGCAATGACTTTTTAGGCGAAGACATGTATCTGTGCAAAAAAATAATAGCAGCAGGGCACACCATTAAAGTAGATACTGTATTAAGTCAAGACATTTATCATTTAGGTACCTATGCATTTACGCATAGAGATCTAAAATAATTCTAAAATTGTATTAATCTTAATTTTATTGATTTTGTTGCCTAGGCTATTACGTACACCTCTGTGTAACGGTTTGGGCCAACATTCATAATTACACCAAGAGTATCCAGAATGTTCTTGATTTAATTGCGGTATAAATTCTTTGGGTGTAATTAATATGTAGGTACTATATTGAAAATTAGAATCATTACTTATAAAGTATTCTAAAGGTACTATTTTATCAATATCGGTAGGTCCTAATTCTTCCGATATTTCTCTTTTGAGTGTATCGATTAGAGTAACATCGAAGGATTCTTTTTTTCCTCCCACAAGTCCCCAGGTTCCTGCTGTTTTTTTCTGAGTTCTTTGTAAAAACAAAAAACGTTTTGTATCTTTTGCTAGAATTAATCCGCCACTACAAATTATAATATTAGACGCCATAACTGTTTATCATAAACACCCTCATATGTCTTTGACCAAGAACCTTCTGACCATTTATATTGAGTACCAGTGTATGAGTTAGTTATGTAAACTACATTTGTAGTGGCTTGTGAATTGAAAACTATAGACCAGCTTGAACCGCTCCACTCTATTATATCATTAGCATTGGCTTGAAAATCGCTAGTATCTGCATTTTTCCATGCTGCTGGTCCTGTATATGAAGGTGATCCGAATTGACTGTTTACGTTAATACTTTCTAAAATTAGATATCGTGTTCCCGCAGCAAGACCACTAGGATTATGTGTTTCTGGATTAACTACAGCATCTACAGTACCTCTACCAGATATAATTGTATTGCTAGGAATTGTATCTGTATCAATATTTAAATTCATAATAGAATCATCAACCGGATTTATAGCGATATAAGCGATTACCTCATTTCCACCGGGTTGTTGAAATCTAAGTTGACTAAGACCTGCTCTAAATTTACCTGGATAAAGATCTAGTAATCTAAACCAGCTAAAACTATTACCAGGTTGATTTACATCTATAGCATCTAAGTCTCCATTTGAACGGATTAATCTAGCTGTGTTATTTAGAATAAGCAGATCATAGTTTCCGGGAGTCACTGTAATTGTGGTATCTGGGCTTATATCACCAAATATTTCTGCCGCGGTTTCTTTGTCATAAGTTGAATTAATTAGGCCTTGATTTACAGCATATGCATTACTAATAATTTTTGTAACAATACCTAGCTTTTTGATTTTTGCAGGCGGAGTTATCCATATAGGCGCAGTAAATTCTATATTCATAATGTCAATATCTTCGCTTATACCTTGAGGCACAGTTCTTGATGTAAAAGTTTGGCGTTCTAAAGTTACAGTGCTTAAACTAGTCCAGTCAATGTAATTGTCTGTGGTCTGTATTTCAAAACTGGGATTAAAGAATACTACAAGCTGTTCCCATATTTGGAACTTCATATCGGTATTTGTAGACCATATATCTGACTGGAATGTAATAGTCCACGGACTTGGCATAATTCGTTCTACGGTATAGTTACTGCCTTGAGTATTGAGATATTCTTGATTATCTTCATCATAGGCTCGTTCTCTAATATGCACCTTACTGATGAATGTAGGATCTTGTAATCTATTCCTATCAAATTGAAGGTCCTTTATGTAACAGGCAATAAAGGGCGCACTAGGTACAGCATTTTCGGAATTTTTACGAAGTATGTGGGCGACTTGCCTCGACATGTCTCCATATCTTACAGGTATCTGTGACAAATTACCTTTGCTATCCTTATAGGCAAAGTTACTTAATATATTCATAAATTGTGTCAAGTATCTCCTTACTTGACCATCGTAAAAATAATCCATTTAGATGTCCGCTCTCGGCTTCAATGCCTTACTTAAGGCCTGTCTTTCCATTACGGTTTCTCCTGCAATAACATTAGTTGCTGTATTGTTAACAAAACTGGCCTTTAGTTTCTTCCTCACTAAATCAGGATCGTTAGTTTGAGTTTCTCCCAATGTGCTCTGTGTCATTCTTACATCATCCTCGTATTTTATCCAGTGTCTACCGTCGTACCTAAACAGTCTATTAGGTAGATAATCCGTTCTCAAAAAGTACTCTCCATCTACTGGCTGAGGAGGAAAGTTAATACCGAACCCATAAGGAGAACCGTTTGGAGGTATCCCGTCGCCGGTAAGATAACCTAGATAATAATTATTTTCTGGAGATTCTAGTACATAACTAGCATCAGGAGGTACAAGGTTATCGCTGATGTTTAAGTCTGTGCTAGATGCGTCCTCTACGGCCACAGTTTCCTGATTTTCTAAAGGTATAACATAAAAGTGATTAGTTTTATATCCGCTTTTATCCGCATCTACTTCTGCCTGTGCTATAATTTGTTGATTAATATCTATGCTCTTTTGATAAGAACTTAATAAGTCTCGCAGTGACCCGCCCTCTTCAGATCCGTTATCCTTATCAAATATTTCTTTAAACTCCTGTGTATCCACTAGAGGTTGACATTTGGCTTTTACCAAGTGCGGATACCATGTTTGACTATAACCAGAAGCTGGTCTAGTAACTTCACTGATGACATAAAATCTCTTAAGAGACACAAGTGCATCGTCTAGCGCATATTCGTCTTTCTGATGCGGCAACTCGATTACATCACCTGCCATAATTTTCCTACCTATAGCATCTACACTTGAACGTAGATGAAAAGTAATCATTATGTTATCGTTATTGAGGAACAGTCCGAACTGGCTTAGATTAAAATCAACATCATTTAGTTGATAGATGCCACGTACAACATAGACATCGGGCGAATAATGCCTATCCCTGTTTTCCATAAACAAGATATCTTGTATTCCTAGTTCTTCTATTGAATTTGTATTGATAGGATTGGTAGGTGTAGCATCCTCTTCTGTTGGATTTACAGGCCCTAGATATTTGTGTAGATAAACATCAGTACCACCAACTTGAAATTGTTCATTGATAGTGCGGTCTAAAAACCTAAAATCATTGCCCTTTTCTGGACGGTAAAGTGATAAGCGTGGCATAGTCATATATTTATTGCTAAATATGGTTATGACTGAGAACGAAAACGAACGCCAAAAAGTAGTTGACTATTGCAGGCTCATGCTGGGCGAAGGCATGATAGATGTAGAATTAGATCCTGCTCACTATAATGTTGCTATTGATAGGGCCTTAAACTATTTTAGAACCCGTAGTTCTAATGCTGTTGAAGAAAGTTTTGCTTTTTTAACTATAGAAGTTGATAGAAATGACTATACACTACCTTCAGAAGTGATGAATGTAAGACAAATATTTCGTCGTAGTATAGGTTCTAGGTCAGGTGGAGGGCAAGGCGGTACATTATTTGAACCCTTTAACCTAGCATATTCTAATACCTATCTTTTAACTGCTACAAACATGGGTGGACTAGCCACTTATTATGCCTTTGCAAGTTATCAAAAGCAGGTAGGCAAAATGTTCGGTAGTGAGATAAACTTTACATTTAATAAAACTACTAAAAAACTAACACTCATGCAACGTCCTCGTTCAGAAGAAGAAGTTTTATTGTGGGTTTATAACTATCGGCCAGACTTTAATTTAATGCAAGACCATTTTGCTAATCAATGGTTAAAAGATTATGCTCTAGCTGTGTGTAAAATTGTACTAGGCGAAGCAAGAGAAAAGTTTCAAACTATAGCAAGTCCACAGGGTGGCACACAATTGAACGGTGCAGCACTAAAAGGCGAGGGTAAAGCAGAACTTGAAAGACTAGAACAAGATTTAATCACCTATAAAGATGGTGGTACTCCTTTAACCTTTGTCATCGGCTAAAAATAATTCTTGACATTGACCTTAAAATATCATAAATTAGTAGACTCTTGCAGGAGAATTTATGATCATAGGATTTGTAGGATTCATAGGTTGTGGAAAAGATACAGCCGCAGACTATCTAGTAAACTTTCACGGTTTTCGTAGAGATTCATTTGCTAATACACTTAAAGATGCTGTGGCCGCAGTATTTGGTTGGGATCGCACTCTACTAGAAGGTCGAACTAAAGAAGCCAGAGAATGGCGAGAACAGATAGACGACTGGTGGAGCCAACGTTTAGGAAAATCTATTACTCCAAGGTGGGTATTACAATATTGGGGAACAGATGTACTACGCAATCATTTCCATGACGATATTTGGATTGCAAGTCTAGAAAATAATATGCGTAAAACTAAAGATAATATTGTAATTTCAGATGTTCGCTTTCCTAATGAGATTAAAGCAATCCATAATGCGGGGGGTTTAGTAGTAAGAATAAAGCGAGGACCTGATCCTGACTGGTATCAAGATGCGTCAAACGTAAACGCTGGCCCTACAAATATGAGTTGGGCTATTAGTAAGGCCAGAATAAAAGATCTTAATATTCATGCCAGCGAAACAAGTTGGATCGGTAGTCCCTATGATCATTTAATAGAGAACGATACCAGTATTGACAGTTTATTTGACCAATTAGAAGAACTTACTAAAAATCGGGAGTCAGGTCTCCTTGCTTCCACGGTAGCTTAAATTTATACAATATTCTTTGACAATTGGCACAAACTGTTTTTAAATTTATATACTTTGTATTGGTCGGATTTCCGTCTATAAAATAGATATTAAACTGCTCCTTATATTTAGAGTTAAACCCGCATCTGTCGCAGACAGATTTCTTTGTGTAGCCGGATTGTGCCCATAAAGGCGTTCCTTCTTTCCTCGATCTAGAACAATGATCACACTTTGATCTGTAATAGGGCTGTGAATTTTTGTAATAATTTACGGCAACAGGTCTCTTTTCACAGACTTTACATAAGTTTCTCATCCCGCCCTTTTCCTTGCCCTTTTCTTTTATTTAACCACATTTTTTTAAGGTGGTTCATATAAATAATACAAATTGATCCATTGAGGAGATAGGATAATGGCAACATTAGATTCACCTGGCGTACAAGTAACCGTAATTGATGAGAGTTTCTACACACCTGGAGCACCTGGAACAGTGCCTATGGTATTTGTAGCCACAGAAGAAAATAAAACTAACCCAAGTGGTAGTACAGCACAAGGTACGACTGCTGCTAACGCAGGCAAGGTATATCTTGTAACAAGTCAGAGAGATCTTACTGATACGTTTGGTACTCCCTTATTTTATACCGATTCAAGCGGCAATTCTTTGCACGGTAACGAACTGAACGAATATGGATTACAAGCTGCCTATAGCTTACTTGGAGTAAGTTCGAGAGCTTACATTGTAAGATCAGATGTTGACCTAGCAGCTCTAGCTCCTCAGAGTAGTGCGCCTACAGGAACACCAGTTGCAGGCACACACTGGGTTGACACAGCAGCAAGTAAATTTGGTGTGAAGGCATGGAATTCTTCTACACTCAAATTTGAAAACATAACACCGCACGTAGTAGACGAAAGTATGCCAGCAAGCAGTTTTAACGGTTCAGAACCTTCAACTGACATAGGCTTTCTAGGTGACTTTGCTATGGTCGTATCAGATACTGTAGGCACCAAATTATTTTACAAAGATTTAACTAATAACTGGATAGACGTGTATGATGGGTTTGATGGTAAACGAGTGCAAATTAGTCCTCACTATACATATCCTCCTTACACTGCATCTACAGCAACTAGAAGTGTATGGGTTACAACCACAGAACCAAATAATGGTGCTGACTGGGTGGTTAAAAGATATGACAGTGTTAACGGTTGGGTAACCGTAGATGCACCTGTTTACGATAGTGTTATAGCTGCTACATATAGATTAGATAATACTGGCGGTAAAAATATAGAAACTGGCACACTGTTTGTAGAATCAAATTACGATCATGACTCAGATCCTAAAGCCAATTTTAAAATTTGGAGGCGTCAAAATAAAGGTGTAACAACTGTAACAGGACCTGTAGCCGCTATTGCAGGTGTTAATGGAACCACATATACCTTTCAAATAAGGGAAAGTAGTACAAGTACTTCATGGGGTACTACAAAAACAGTAACTTTTACTGGTACAAATAATACAAATTATATTGGTTCTTATGTACCAACGGCAGTGGCAGCAGCAGGACTAACGCATACGTCTGCTTCATGGGATAGTGTTAATAACAAACTATCATTTGTTCATGCACTAGGCGGCAATATGCAATTTTCAGATGGTTCAAATAGTCCTTTATTAAACGGTTCTCAATTTAGTGTTTCATCTACAACAAACTTTTATGCTGCCGCTATAAATGATAGCTTAAGTTATATTGGTACAGCATGGAAGCCTTTATCCTACGATTCATCACCTACTGCCCCAACAACTACACCTGCAGACGGAACTTTATGGTATAGTTCAGTAGTTGACGAGTGTGATCTACTTGTGCATAACGGTACAACGTGGGTAGGTTGGAAACATGCAACCAGTCCCTACTTTGCTAATGGCACAGATCCAGGCGGTCCTATTGTTTCTGCAACAGAACCAGCAGATGGTGATAGATCAGATGGAGGTAACTTAGTTACAGGCGAAGTTTGGATCAGCACAGCAGATTTAGAAAGATATGGCAAAGACATTTACATTTATAATTCTGCAATCAGTGTAGGAAGCAAGTGGGTTCTACAAGATACTACTGATCAGTCAACACCAGATGGATGGTTATTTGCAGATGCTAGATATGCTACCACAGGCACAACACTAACACCTAGCAGTATTGCAGCCTTACTAACTAATAACTACCTCGATCCTGATGCCCCTGATCCTGCACTATACCCAACAGGCATGAAACTATGGAATACAAGACGTAGTGGATTCAATGTTAAGAAATATGTAGTAGGCCACATTAATATCTATGCCAACAGTGGGCAAAATACTAGATTCGGTAACCAATCTATGTCTGCCTACGAAAGAGATCGTTGGGTAGCACAAAATACTGTCAACGAAGATGGTTCGGGTATTTTTGGAAGACATGCTCAAAGAAAGTATGTTGTAGAAAGCACCAAGGCTAATGTAGATACTAATACCAATGTAAGAGATAGCGATACATTGAACTTTAATTTAATGGCATGCCCAGGTTATCCAGAATTAATAGCTAATCTTGTTAACTTGAACAATGACAGAGGCATTACAGCGTTTGTTGTAGGTGATACTCCATTCAGACTAGCACCTACAGGTACTGCTCTGTCAGAGTATGGTAATAATACAGCAGTTGCAGTAGACAATAATGAAGAAGGCCTAGTTTCATATGACGAATACTTAGGTGTTTATTACCCAAGCGGCTTTACTAATGACAATGCAGGAAATAGCATTGTAGTACCGCCAAGTCACATGATGTTACGCACAATCATTAAGAGCGACAATGTTAGCTTTCCATGGTTTGCACCAGCTGGTACACGTAGAGGTGGCGTAGACAATGCAACTTCTGTAGGTTACATAACGAGCGAAGGCGAATTTAGTCCTGTGGCATTACACACAGGTCTAAGAGATGTCTTAGATGATGTAAAAATTAATCCTATAGCGACTTTGAGCGGTGTTGGTTTGGTGGCATATGGTCAGCGCACACGAGCAAGAAATGCCAGTGCTTTGGATAGAATAAATGTTGCAAGACTTGTTTGCTACCTAAGACGCCAGCTAGATGTTATGGCTAGACCTTTCTTGTTTGAGCCTAATGATGCGCAGACACGTAGAGAAATAAAAGCAGCGGCAGAAAGCATTATGCTTGAGTTAGTAGGTCAGCGTGCTCTGTATGATTTTATCGTTGTATGCGATGAAACAAACAATACGGCAGCTAGAATTGATCGTAACGAACTCTATGTTGATATTGCTATAGAACCTGTCAAAGCAGTTGAATTTATCTATATCCCACTAAGATTGAAAAATACTGGTGAAATTGCAGCACTTGGATAATGGTAAATAATAATAGTTTAAGGAGCATTTAGATGCCAGTTGCAAGTTTAAATAGATTTACAGTTCCGTTGAGCGCTACTCAGGCTGCGACTACTCAAGGGTTATTGATGCCTAAACTTAAATATAGGTTTAGAGTCACATTTGATAATTTTGGAGTGGCAGGCAATCCTTCCACTCAACTGACCAAGCAGATTGTTAGTGCAGCCAGACCAGATATCACTTTCGAAGATATTAATATTCCTGTGTATAATAGCACTATTAAGATTGCCGGAAAGCATAACTTTGCAGATACACGGGTAGTTCTTAGAGATGATGCTAGCGGCATAGTTGCTAGAAAAGTTGGCGAACAATTACAGAAACAATTTGATTTCTTTGAACAATCTGCGGCAGCTAGTGGCATTGATTATAAGTTTAGAATGAGAGTAGAAATCCTAGACGGTGGTAATGGCGCTTTTGAACCAGTGACACTCGAAAGTTTTGAATATTTAGGATGTTATATCAAGCAGGCTACCTATGCTGAAGGTAGCTATGCTGAAAATAATCCACTAGATATTAGTTTAAGTATACGTTATGATAATGCTATACAATTACAAGAACCAGGTGGAGCTGCAATTGGTGTAGGCTTACAGGTAGGAAGAGTTGTTCGTCCAGCAGGAGCTCAAGGTCTAACAACAGGTTAAGATTTTATAGCCGCTTTAAAAGCCCGAAAATTCGGGCTTTTTTTGCCACATAAATATAGTTATGAGCGATCCGTTTATCAATTACCTAAAGAGCGGCAATATTAATTTTAAAGACTATAGTCATGCTTCTCGTCTTTACAGAGACAATAAGTTTGCTCTTGCTCCTAAATTAGGATTTATTTACTTTGTTGTTTTCAATATAAATGATGATGCAATACTTGATAAACGTTTTTTAGAAGATAAACGAAAAGTAGGATTACTGGTCAAAAAAATTGACCTTCCTAAGTTTCAAATTAAAAATGAAAAACTTAATCAATATAATAGAAAAACTGTAATTCAAACAAAAATAGAATATAGTTCTGTCACAATAGACTTTCATGATGACAATAGTGATGTAACAAATAGATTATGGATTAACTATTACAAAAATTATTATGTAGATAGTAACTACGGCGATATCAATGTAGGAGCTGCCGCTGGTGAATTTAGACCTTCTGCCTATACAGACACAAAATACAGCGAAGTTAATAATGCTTATGGTTACTATAATAACGGTTTGACTGTACCTTTTTTTAACAACATAGAAATTTATTCCTTACATCAAGGAGAATTTACAAAATATACATTAATCAACCCAATTATATCAGAATGGAGACATGACAACCTAAGTCAATCAGAAGGTAATAAAGTAATGCAAAATTCTATGACCTTAGATTATGAAAATGTGTTATATGAATTAGGTAAAATAACTAAGGGTCAAAGTCCAGAAACGTTTGGTGTTGAATATTATGACACAGTAGGAAGTCCTTATCAATTCGGGGACGGTGGCAGTAACGATTTTGATAATGCTAAAAAGAATCAAGTGTTTGGTACACCTAATAATAGAGCTAATTATAATCCATTGTTTGATCAAAGAAGCAGACAGCGTGTTTACGGGCTGGTAGGTGCACCTCAACAACAAAGTCAACTAGGACAAATCGCAAACATTTTATTAAGGAATGTTGTAAATAAAAATGGTCTTGGTAGACAAGGACCTACAGGGTATAACATATCTCAAGGCATTCTAGGAAGGACACTAGGAAGTGGTCCTGGAAAATATGCAGAACCTGTAAGCACTCAACAACAACCAGGAATATTTAATTTACCAGGTGGTGTTGGTATAAACATTTTTAAAGGGTTTAATACCTCTGTAGACGGTAAGACAAGAATTAATCCTGCAGCCTTAATACTACCTCCTAAGAGATAATATGAAAAACTTAACAAATTTACCAATGACGGTATCTCAGGATGAACTTACACTTAAAGCATTCGACTCGTTCTATTCTGCACCGATAGAAATAGATGCAACAGTACTAGCAGCTATGAAAGGATTTTTTACTAACAAAGGTTTTCAAGATGTTGCGGCAGAATCTATTGCCAGCACTATCATTGTACAGGCTAAACAAGACGGCTACAATCCTATGGAAATATTAGACACTCTGAAAAGTTTGCAAGAGGTAGAGCTATCTGCCATTGTATCGGAAATATTGAACTACAATCGTTTAAAAACCAGCAGCCTAGGTTATGCGCAGCCCTTTCTTACTAATCCGGAAGTTGCTAGAAATATCATAGCATGAGTTTAAGATTTAGCTCTGGAATCTATACTGTCAAAAATCCAGAAAAATATGTAGGGGGTAGATCTCCTACATTCCGTAGTTCCTGGGAACATACTTTTATGATGTTCTGTGATAACAACCCTGCTGTTGAGCAGTGGAGTAGTGAGCCTGTCAAAATACCTTATAAAGATCCTTTAACAGGTAAGAATACCGTCTATGTTCCTGATTTTCTTATAGTATATATAGATCGAAACAATAAGAAACATGCTGAGTTAGTAGAAATTAAACCTAGTAAACAAACGCTTAGGGAAAAAGTAGGATCTAATCCTTATAATCAAGCACAATATGTAAAAAATATGGCCAAATGGTCTGCTGCCACAGATTGGTGCAAGCTGAGAGGCATAAAATTTAGAGTAATAAATGAAGGGGATATTTTTCATAATCCCAAAAAACGAGCTAAGTAAGGTTATGACCAAACGACTTGAAGAGATATTAAACATTGCTCCAGAGGAGCCTGTGAAGGCGAAGCCCGAAGATAAAAAGCCAGTTGAAGTTATAAATTTACAAGAAAAATTAGAAGAATTTGATAAAATTTCAGCTGCACTGCCAAAAGTAGTAGGGCTAGGAGATATGGCAGATCAAGAGCTAGATGCATTGGCCAGTAAAGCAGAGCAGGCCTATGATGATCTAATGGACCTAGGTATGAACGTAGAAGCTCGTTACGGAGCCCGTATGTTTGAAGTAGCAGCGCAAATGATGAATGCGGCTATTACAGCAAAGAGTCACAAGATAGATAAAAAACTTAAGATGGTTGACCTACAGTTAAAGAAGTATGCTGTAGATAAAAAGAATGAAAAAACCAGTGATGCTCCTATAGAAGGCGAAGGTTATATCATAACAGATCGTAATAGCATATTGGAAAAACTAAAAAATATTAATAAATAATTGATTATGAGATCATTTAAAGAATACCTAACCGAATCTAAGAAGACCTACGATTTTAAAATTAAGATCGCTGGTGATGTCACTACTGATCAAGAATCTACAATGAAAAGGTTGTTAGGACGTTTTACTAATGAAAACGAACTACGTTCATTTAAAAAGTCTAAAACTCCTATTCAAGCCCTGCCTTTAGATTTCCCTCAAGTTAAGAATTGCGAAGTGCATATCTATGAAGTTACATTAGATTTTCCTACCACACAATTTGAACTTACAGAATATCTAAGCACAGGATTGGGTGTAGGCAAGCAACATCTTGTAGTTCGTCGTCCAGGCGAACCCAGCGAAGAATACCAAACAGAGGAACCTAAGCGTGAAGGCGCTCTTTTAAACGACCCCGATTATAAAGAAGCACCTAATGCCAAATTTGAAGATTTTTACGGTGACAAATATAATAGCGGCTTTGTTAAAGAATTAAATGATATTCTCAAACTACAACGTAAAGAACGTGGTGAGCAAATACCTAATGAAGGCGGTGGAGAATTTAAATTAGAAACTGCTATCAAAGATACTAATACAAAAAGTATTTTAAAACAGGCTCCTGACCCAAGGAAATAATTATGCAAATGATAGACGTATTAAAAAGATTAGCAGAACTTGACAGTGCTAATCCTAATGTAGTTAAAGAAAGCGAACAGCGTGTAGAAGAGTGCGGTATCATGCCTGAAATGGGTATGATGAGTATGCCTCCAGAAAGACCAAGTCACCCAGCAAGCATCAACATGTCAGCAGGTAGCGGTGAAGAACTAAGCGACATGCTAACAACAATTATGACACTTGCGGGACGCGGTCATGATCATGGTATGGATGCAGCACCAATGGCAGCAGCACCTGCTCCTTTAGAACCAGTAGGTCCAGCACCTGATGCTACATCTAGTATGCGTTCAGTAATTGACAAATTGAATCCTATGGATAACGGGGACGATGAAGAAGGTGATGACAGTGAACGCAAACCTGTAGATGAGTATGATAACACACCTGACGACGCAACAGACATGAGCGAATTTGATCCTAATCAGTTTGCACACCAAGAAAATCAGCCAGGGCAAGGCGATCGTATGGATGGGAATATGCCAAAAGGAATTCCCACTATGGAAGAAGTAGAAAAGCAACTTTTCGCAGAATATCGTAAATTCGTTAGCGAGAATTAATAAGCCTTTACTACATCAGATAGCCTCTTCGGAGGCTATTTTTTTCATTAAATAAATCATGCCAATTGTAGATACAAAACTTGTTAAGACTGCTCATATAACTCAAAAATATACTGAAGAGCAAATAAATGACCTACTTCAATGTACTGATCCGGATAAAGGTCCGCACTATTTTTTAAATAATTTCTTTTACATACAACATCCTGTTAAGGGCAAACTATTATATAAAGCCTTTGAATATCAGGGGCGATTAGTAGAAAGCTATCATAAACATAGATTCAATATTAATCTACTGCCACGCCAAACAGGTAAAACAACCACAGCAGCAGGTTACCTACTTTGGTATGCTATGTTCAACCCAGACAGCACAATTCTTGTAGCAGCACACAAATATACAGGTGCTCAAGAAATTATGCATAAGATTAGGACTGCCTATGAACTATGTCCCGATCATATTAGAGGTGGGGTAGTAAGTTATAATAAACAGAGCATTGAGTTCGATAATGGTAGCCGTATTGTAGCACAGACCACAACAGAAACAACAGGTCGTGGTATGAGTATTTCTTTACTCTACGCTGACGAGTTTGCCTTCGTTGAACCTAATATCGCATCAGAATTTTGGACTTCAATTAGACCAACATTGGCTACAGGTGGTAAGGCTATTCTTACATCTACACCGAACTCAGATGAAGATCAGTTTGCTATGATTTGGAAAGAAGCTAATTTTAGATTTGATGAACACGGAAATAGCACCGAGTTAGGCCGCAATGGATTTTTTCCTTTCAGGGCGCATTGGAGCGAACATCCAGAACGAGATGACAAATGGGCGTCTGTAGAACGAGCTAGTATCGGCGAAGAGCGATTCCGTAGAGAGCATGAATGTGAATTCTTGGTATTTGATGAAACTCTTATTAACAGTATTTGTCTTAGTGAACTAGAAGGTATTGAGCCTTATATGCGTATGGGTCAATGCCGTTGGTATAAAAAGATTAATACAAAAATGACCTATATTGTGGCACTAGATCCTAGCTTAGGAACCGGAGGGGATCCTGCTGCTATTCAAGTTTTAGAAATACCCACCTTTAGACAAATGGCTGAATGGAATCATAATTTAACGACGATCCAGAGTCAGGTTAGGATTTTAAGAGATATTTGTAATTACATAGCAGAAAAATTTACAGCAAAAGGCCTACTACCTAGTCTTTA